CTGAATTTAACGATTTAACTTCCACCCCGTGGCAAATATGCTTAACAGCCAAAATTTTGCTACCCAAGACATCGTCCTGACGGACATCACCAAGGCACTGCTGGAAACAACAGCGCAAACCGGTGGGCTGGTGACCCACGAGCCAAGAGAAAGCCAATTGATGCTCGCACTGAAGTGCTGCAGCGATGAGCTACTCTCCCACGCTGCCACAACGGCCACTGTTGTGCTAAAAGCTGGTCTTTTAGTCGCAGCAACCTACATTGGTTATAAGCTTTATGAAGGAACCGGCAGGAAACACCTAAGAAACGCCCTATCCAAACTCGCTTACCAATACAAGAGCAAACCTGCAATGGACCCGCAGACTTTGCGGGGCGGTTTCAGAGATTTAGAGATGCTAACGCACAAAGCTCCTGATAACCACCCCCACCCAGAGAGCGCCGGCAAACGAAGCAGCGCTACTCTCTTTGCCACGAACTTTTCCCTGCTTAACGGCTTGGAACCATACTTCTGGCAGAGGTCCCACTCCGACCAGCGTGCTAAACGTAAGGGCTGCAGAAACTACTATTGGGCAAAAGACACTGATGTAGACTACAGCGATGACCCCCACGGGCCAGACGAATTGCACGTTATAATCGACGTGGATTATTATTTGGACATGAATCAGTTCCTCCTGGACAATCCCGGACCTGTATTGATGTACCATTTCTCCCCATCTCGCGTTTGCTCCGCCACGGGCGAGTACCGCCACACGTTTGACGAGAATAACAATCTTGTGTACGACTTGGCTGGGATGGGGACCAGATACCAGCACCAAATTTGGGACTATGGCTGCGACAACCTGTTTATCCGCGGATGGACTACTAGGTCGGGCATGCCAATGTATGTAGCCTCCAGCTACACCATAGAGCGCAGACCGATGGGTTGTGACCGTTACCTCACGCTCTTAGTCCCTACAGGGCGCTGGGACACGCATTGTTTGGGCACTCTACCCACCCTGTTCATAGCAGAG